TATTTGTACACTGTTAAGACCTTTAGCATTTACTAACTGTTCTCTTTTTGCTGCTTCTAAGATCTTCTCATCTTTAAGAAGTTCTTTAGTAATTTCTCCGTTACGTCCTAATTCAACAGCGTTTTTCTGAGCCTGAGTGGTAATATTTCTAGATAAGCTTAATAAAGCTTTATCGAAATCATTCCTTTGCTTAGAAAGACCTAACATATCTCGAAGTTCTTGAGCTAAGTTTCGAGTCTCTTCTGTAGTTTGAGCAGCGATTTTTCTTCCTAATTCAAGAAATTTATTTTCCTCAGCTGTAAGACGGTTAGTCTCAGCCATGGATTTATTTAAGTCTTCTTGATTTTTTATGTCGTCTTTATTAGCCATTAATACGGGTACTTATATCATATAAATAGGTAAAGCTCGCTTTATGGGCGAGCCTTAGTACTATAAGAAGGTTTTCTTACTGCAGGTCCTTTTGGAGCTGATTTTGATGGAGCTTTACTTTTAGCTTTATCCACTGCTTCTTGTTCTTTTTCGTAATATTCATTCATTTTCTGAAAGGTAAAATTACGTAACCATACCGGCATTGTATAGACAGTATCATGATCATATCCACCTTTTCCGTGGAAAACTATCTCATGTATTTGATTAAAAACAGAAGCTCTATACGCTGGAGTCAGGCCAAAAAAAGCTAACCCCAATGGGGATGTCAACCCCTCCTGATGGTCCGTTTTCTGGGTAGAATCTTAAATCTACATCTGGTTGCATTTCTGCTACAAACTTTCTAAAAGCTCTTGAATCTCTTGCTAGGAAGTGATTGTCTACGAAATCTCGAATAGATTTTGAATCATTCGCTCCGTTTACAGACACTATCATATGTTTTAATCGAGTAGAAAGTTCAGGAGAACTATCTTTATTAATCTTCTTTAAACCTTTTACTTCTTGTTGGATTTTCTGCTCGTCACCGTGGGTTAAGAGTTTGAAGGTTATTACATTTCCTGTAGAAGGTAATTCATACTTAAATTCATTCTGTCTAGAAATAAAAAGTGATTCATCGATAGCTTTATTTTCCAGTAAAGATAAATCTACAGCTTCTGTTCTACCTTGGTAATTAAATTCATAGTCTTTACCGTATCCTAGCACTCTTGCTGCAATTAAGATAGCATTCTTATCACCAACTAAAAGATCTTCGTAGTCAAACTTAGTTACAATTAGAGACTGTAATAACTTGTCAATTACTACTCCTCTTTCAATAAAGCCTTGGTTAGTAAGAATGTCTTCTTCTTTAGCTGTCATATACTTCATTTCGACAGTACCTGATGCTAGTGGGTGTCCTTCCGGGTAAAGTAGTCCTTTTGATGGGAGATCTACAATCTCTGTAGGGAATTTTTGTGTTTGATCCATAAATTTTATTTTAAATAACGTTATTTCATATAAATATATGAAAAATAACTTTTGAAAACAACAAAAAACCCGGAAATTTCTTTCCGGGCTCTTCTTTTATATATTTCAGGCAGATTAGTAGTTAAGTACGCAGTAGTCCATCGCTACAGTGATTGTTAATTCAACACCTTCGCTTGATGACCAGTCCAAAGAACCTTGGGCCATGTTTACGATAAATGCTCCTTTAATAATCCACTCTGATACGATATCACCTACTGGTCCTAAAAGATTCAAAGTCAAATCTTTCTTGTAGAAATCTGAATAACCAGCTCTACCGGTTACTGATTCGTATGATTGACGAGCCCAGTCCATTACTGCTTGAGCACCTGATGGGTTAATTGGATCGTACAATGTCATATCCATGTTTTCCCAGTTTCTTTTTCCACGAATCTTTCTATAAGAGTTGATGTGATCTAATTTGATCTCCTCATCTGTGAAAGATGGTGCAGTTACCGCCTTAACCATGAAAGATGGTATAGCGTCACTGTATAGGATGAATCTATTCTGTACCTTCGGTTCGAAGGCTCTGAACATAATTTCGTTAGAATCTAATACTGCCATTTTATTATCTGTTTTATATAAATATCAATTATTTTAATTATGCTACAAATGTTGCACCTGTTGGTTCAATTGTGAAGTCAAGTACTACGAATTCTGCAGTCTTAGCTGGTTGGATAAATACCTGTCCTACAATCTGATTTCTGTCTACGATATCAGCTGTGTTATTAGAATCATCCATTACAACTCTGTAAGCGTATAAACCTTGACGTTGAACTACTGATTCTAAGTAAGGATTAACGATTGCTAAGAATTTGTTTCTTGTAGCGATTGTGTTTTGTTCGAATACTAAGTTATTAGCTTGGCTTCCGATGAATCGCTTCAATTCGATTAATAAACGACGAACGTTTACTCTATCTAAAGCTGAAGCTTTCTTCTGCAAAGTCTTCTGACCGTATACTGCAATACCTTGACCAGGGAATGTAGCAATTGGGTTAACATTAGCACGGTATAGTAAATCACGTTGCTCACGGCTAACTTTACGTTCTGCTTGAATTACGTTAGGAATACCTCCTTTAACTAAACCTGCTGGAGCGAACCAAGGAGCTGCTGCATTATCTGTGAAAGCATAAACACCTGGGATAACTGTTGAAGCTGGTACCCATTCGTTCTTACCTGTTGCAGATTGAGTTTGTAACCAAGGCCAGTAAGCTGCTGCATAAGAAGAGTTAACTGTTCCTGCTGCTGCTGTTACGTTTGATACTGTTGCACCATATTGCTCTAAGTCAACTACTGCAATAGCGTCTCCTCTACCTTCTGCTAATGAGATGATAGAATCTAATTGTGTCTTATGTGAACCGAAATCGTAGATAAGACCTGGAGCAGTTACAATGTTAAACTGGTACTCGTCTTTGTTATTTAAGATTGAGATAGCATCTGCATAGTTGCTTGCTACTAATCCTTGTGTATCTGCATCTGTAATATTCTTGAAGAATTTAGCAACTTTACCAGTTGGGAATGCTGTACCTGTTGCATTGTAGAATGAACCTGATTGAGCTACCGGTAAAGAACCTGAAAGAGAAACACCTGCTACTGAATTAACAGTTACGCCGTCGTTAGCTAAGTAGTTTAATGTAGGATGATTTACTGCTTTAACTCTAATGTAATTAGACTTATTAACATATTCACCTGTTACGTTAACGAATACTTCTGAACCTTCTGTTGTTTTAGATACAGACTGGTTACCGATTACTCTCTCGATGTAGTTTTCTGAATTTGGATCTAAAGATAGGTCGTTGAAAGTTTCTAAGATAATCTTATTCTTTCTACTATCATCCCCTCTACGAACTAATAATGAGAATGTACCGCTATTGTGGTTAACATTTGTAATTTCAAATCTGATATTATCAGCTTTACCTAAAGCGATTGAACCATCTGCGTTATGAGCAGCTGTTGTATGAGCAGATCCAGTTGCGTTATTGTAGATAGTACCTTTTCCTAATGTTTCTAATTGGAAAGGATTAGTAACACTTGCACCAACTGTTGTTAATGTAGTGTTATCTGCTGCTGTGTAAGAACCAGATACAACTCTAGTAACTAATGCTGTGTTTCCTCCTTGTTCGAAGTAGCTCTTTACTGCAATTGATGTCAAGTATTCATAAGTATTAGAACCAGATTGAATTGTGGTTCCAAATAATCTTTGATACTGTCCGTAAGAAGTTACTACTGTAGGTTGTTCTACCGGGCCTTTTACTGTTGGACCAATAAACGCTGCACCTACTGCAGCCGCTTGTGGTTGGATAAACGAAATATCATTTTCTCTCGTTAATACACCTGGTGAAATTAATGTTTCTGCCATGTCTCTATTATTTGTTAGTTGGGTTCTAAAATAAATATCTTGGTAAATTCGAAACCCTTTTCAAAAGATTTAATTTAACTACGTATATAAATAGGTGTATCCGGATGAAACACTCTACTTATCTTCGTTTAAGCTTCCGTTATATCTCCTGTTTCTAAATTCAAATGAAATTTTTGTAATCCGTATTTAGTTTGTAAGTCTGCTGCTATAGATTTTTCTGCTTCTTTCAAAGAATTATAAAAATTCTCTGCTGCGTGTTTTCGAGCTTTTAATTCAAATTCAGCTAAAGAAATTGCCGATAGTTCTTCATTTAATTTAACTTTCTGCGAATGTATCATTTTGATACTATCAATCTCTTCTTGTTGTAACTTTTGGTCTTGTGACATTTTAATAACTTTTAGTTTTTACAATTCGGTAATGTAAGAGTTAGGTCTTGTATAATTCCTAGCTTTCTTTCTTTTATATAATTAGTCCAAAGGATGCTCCCTTCGTAGTTTTCTGCATACTTTTTTTTAAGGTAGGAATCGAGTGCATAGATGTCGTCAAAAAAATCTGTATAGTTTCTATGGAATAGTTTTTCTATACCTTCTGGATAAGTAGTAAACATTCTTTCATCTAATGTCTTGTATAAGTATCTTCCATAAATAAACTCTTCTTTCTTTCTACCATCCAGTAACGGATGTGCATGTATAGCAGCTTCTATAAAATACTGCTCTACGTTTTTATTATAGACTATACGATCTGTCTCTAAATCTGGTTTGAATTTAATAATAGTGGAGTAGTCGTCTAAACTGTTTATTAGGTTTGCAGCTTGGTACGTAGAGTGTAGTATTAGGTACTTCTTCTCTTCGTACATTGGAACTTCCATATTAATTGTAATTCTAGTCTTATGCTGATGTCTCATCAGTTTATTAACCCATCTTAAATTATCTGGAGTGTTCCAAGTATGTACGTATGTATGAACTTCTTCTTCTAAGTCTTCTATAAATTTTATAAAGTTATCTGAGAAATTAGTTAGAAGTCCTGATATTATAACTGCTTTAGCCATTTGGTAGTCTAGTATTCCCGTAATGTATAACTGTGTTAAGATCTGATGAGTATTCTCTCCATGGATCTATTATAATCGAACCTTTAGGGAAATCAAAATCATGATGCTTTTTGTAATGTGCAAGTAGGTAAATTGCAGGTATAGGATACTCAATATCATATAAAACTTCACACCCCTGCTCTTGTACGTAATGTCCTACTAATACAGAAGATGACCCGTCTTCAAAATGAACTCCAGGTTTGTAAGATTTTCCTAATATTACTACAGGTAATTTATGAAGTTTTGCGTAAAGTACCAACTTTTCTGCTAGATTTTTTGCTTGCTTTTCTCTAGCTTTCATAATAGAGTCAAATAGGTCATAACCCAGTCCTAACTTTTCTGCTAAAAATCTTAATGCAATATTGTCACGAGGGTGACATCCTCCTCCATCCCCCATTCCGGCTTTCATATAAGCAGGTCCTAATATTCTTTTTGTACTTCTTTCTAATGCTCCTGTTACTACATCTGTGTTTATATTGCCGTTTCTTTCAGCCACATCTTGTACCATATTTACAAGAGCTACTTTAGTTGATATAAATGTATTGTAGAATATTTTTATTGATTCTGCTTCATCCCAAGTTCCTATTTCCACCCTAGTAGAAGGATTTGTAAATGTAGAATAAAAATCAGTAAGTAGTTTAGCATCCCCAGTTTCAGAACCGTCTTCTGTACCTATAATTATCATCTCAGGATTAACCATATCATACTTAACAGTCCCCATTGCAATTAAGTAGGGATTGTAAATAAATCTAAAGTTCTCTACTAAGGGTATAAACTCTCTTCTAATAGTACCTGGAAGTACTGTTGAGATTAATACTACAAGTTGGTTCAGGTTAGTATGCTTGTTAACTTCTTGTAAAACTTCCTTTACTATTCTATAATCAAAGTCTTTATTCTCTAAATGAGAAGTAGGGTATCTTCCATCGTAATCAGGGTGGTGTGGGGTTGGTACAGCTATAAAAATTATATCTTTATCTTGACATACATTTTCCACCGTATCCACCATTTTTACTCCAACGGCAGTAGTTCTATTAATATCGTAACCTTCTACGTAATACTTCTCAGACATTACTTCGGATGCTTCTTTTCCTAGCTTTCCTATTCCAATAAATCCTATTTTCATCTTAATATGGGTCTAAATATGGTGGTAATGTTTTTACAACTCCTTCGATCTCTATACTATAAAGCTGATCATATCCTTGTTCTATTTCTTGAACTAATGTCGGTATAGATTGACTGTAATCCATATCTGCTACAATAACTCTGCCTAATCTTAAAGACTTGTCTTTAGGGTCTTTTCCAAACTGTTTTAACTTAGGTGTAAGGTATGCTAAATGTTGCTCATGTGGTATATTGTCTCCTCTAAAACACATACTAAACTCCCCAGAAAGCAAACGTAAAGGAGAAATATTACTTTCAAATATCTCTTCATCTTCATCATGTATTACTTCTTGCCAGGTTTTACCCAACTGGGCATACTGTAGGTATATTACTCCTTCATGGTTACCTAATTCAAAATAATCCTCCACTTCCTGTGGTAGTTCGTCTTTTACAATAGAACCAACTGGGAGCATGAAAGTTGTATGTAGGTGAGGGAAAGGGTTCTTAACTTTTAATTCTTCAATTTCATGTGAAAGATCATTCAACCCTCTCATATAATTAAAGACTACAGGGTCCTTTCTTTCTATAACTACCTTTTCATACCATTCACTATGGTTCCAAGTTTGTCCCATTAATATCTCAAAATGGTGATGTATAATGTTATGAACCTGAGTTGGGTAATCAGAAGGTATTCTATCTACTTCTATTTTATAACCATAGTCTGTATTTAACCAACTACTATTAATACCGTCAACACATCTTTGTAACTTTTCTAAAAGGATAGGAAGATTTCTTCTTTGTATTTTAAAACCAGAAAAACGGGTTTCTACATACCCTTCTTCTATGAGTAAAAACTGCTTAAGTTTTTCATACCATAAATCTGCTATTGGATTATTCCTAACTAGAAGAGGTACTTCTATTTTACTACCTTGCGTATCTATAAATGAGAGTGTTACTCTTTTTTGCATACTATAATGGATTTGAATGACTATAATTCATTGCCCAGCCAGTTTCTTCTAAGTTTATAGGCTGTTTTAATTTTGTTATTGATTTATCCCAATGTTCTATAAACCCTAGAGTACTTTCTGTTAAGGTTTCTTGTAAATGCGGAAGAAGTACTTCAGATAGGTATTTAAAATGTTCAATAGGGGTTGGATGCCATTCACGACCGAGTGTTTCTTTATTACCAGGCCAGTAGCTAAGTGGCCTACGGTTTCTATCTTCTTCAGTTCGTCTATGTAAATCCAGGTACTCTAACATAGAGGGTAATGTTGTCTCTATTGATTCCCCGTAGAACTCTAATACCTCATTGACGTCTTCAAACTGTAGGTTGTAGTTTGAACTGTCTAAGTATTTAAACGTACTCATAGTAAAGTCTACATAATTTACTTTTGATAAAGTAAGCATTTTTTTAACACTGCTTATTAATGCACAATCTCTAAATACATAATGCACCGGATCTGCCCATTTATCTATAAATTCTGATGTGTATATATTTTGAGAGTATATGCTACCCGGGGTATGCCATCTTCCAACAGCAAATCGATCTTCTCTTTGCATACTAGTCCACTCTACTATTACAGTATCTTCTTCTGTAAATTTATACTTTCTATCAGCTTCTAATAACTTAATAAAAATATACTGGTTACCTGCGCCACATCTTCCAAAGTTATACCCTTCAAGCCCTCTCTGCTTATACTCGTAAACTAACATATCTGCCCAGGTAGGCCAAGACCAAGAAGTGTATGAGCACCCAAATGTAAATAATCTTTTCATGTTACCTTATTCTTATTTTATCTAAAAAATCTAAAGTGTAATCTGTTCCTAAAAATACCCTATAGTTATGTTCTAGAACTTCTTCCATATCTAACAGCATTTGTTGTAATTCTACAAGTGGTTTTTTATTGATTACTTCCATTATACTTAAAATACTATCTAACCTCTTTTCAAAAGACTCCACTAAATCATAACTCTCATCCCACCATTTATCAAATGTCTTAAATCCTAACTCATGTAACTTCCGTAATGAGTATGGATTACCTATCATAAGGAATGGTTGTTTTGCAAATAAAGGTTTTGATGTCTTTTCTGAAAAGAATAATTTACCTTGTTCTACAGACGATTCTGACACTACTGAGCAAAATGTGTTTT